GTAATATCCATATCTGTAGCAGCAGTTACTACTATAAAAGTGAATTGGGCACCTAAGTTAGCTAATTGGTTTGGATCTGTTTTATCTGTAGGTTCTGTAACCACGATACTAGGAAGTGTGAACACTCCGTCTGCATCATTACATAAAAGAGGCCTACCTGCGTGCAAAGCTACTGTAATTGTAGTATTAGCAGTTAAGCTGACAACAGAGTTATAACCTGCATTAATAAATCCAGCAAGGGATCTTACTGGACCTGAAAAAGTTGATTTAGCCATTTTATTCTCCTAACTAAAACTGTTATATCATCTTGGAGTAAGTCTGCCGAGTCAGTTGATACAACAAATTATCTCGGAACGCTTTGAGTATATCAGAAAAAGTTTTAAAGGGAATAGAAATAAGGTGCCGGGTTGAGTAAGAAACCCCCGGCGGGGTTCCATAATTACGTATTAGCCTTATGCTCCAGGACTACCAAATACTGCACGGGGGTCAGACCACCCGAACGAGTATCTTTCGCGAGCTTTGTACCTAACATTACCAGTATCAAAATCAGCTTCCATCGAAGTTCTGATTGGTGAACGATCAAACATTTTGAATCCGTTCGGACAATCAGTCTTGATGAACCAAGCATCAGTATCTGTCAGATAATGATTAACTGTATAGCCTTCAGGGACGAGTCCCATGTTGCGTATAGCGTTAATATCATTATCAGCAGTGCTTACTCTGCCGGGTGATTCCAATATTCTATCAGACACGAACTGTAGCTCTTTAGGGATAATTAACTTAGTCCCTTGAAGTGCTACTTTTAAACCACGCTCGTCAGTGAAGGCAGCTATATCAATTAGTGCTTGTTCCAATGAAGTTTCGCTCAGGTCAGCAGATGTTGAAAGTTCATTCCGCAAGTTAGGACCGCCCACAGTGGGGTGGTCAGTTGCGCAAAGTTCTTTCGTATCACCGCCAGGGTAACTTGAATTGAAAGCTCTATTTAATACAGAAGCTCCTTTGATTTGCTTGGTGTTCGCCATACTTCTTGCAAGCGCTCTAGTATATCTTGCCGATAATCTATCGTACAAGTTATCTTCGACCGCTTCTTCTGTAATGCTGAATGCCAGCGCGACAGTTTCATGTGTGTAACGTGACGTGAAAGCCTCTTGGGCTTGGTCAAACGCTACGCCTGCTCCTTCTGACTTAACCGGTGCGGTATCAAAGCCTGTTAACATTACTTCTTCCTCGAAAGCACGATCACTTGATTCGGTTTCAAAAATTGCTTCTGATTCCTTATCATATCTATCGTACTCAAGGCCGAATAATGCGTTCAAACCTGGAAGTAATTCTTTGACTAATTGGGCTCTAGTAATTGCCATTTATATTACTCCTTATGTACCAGCGACTGCACCACGCATGTAATGCTCATTAATTAAAACAATTAAGTTTGCATTATTTGCGGTGAGGTCACCGTTTACGTCGTCTTGGACCACACTCACAATTTTAAGCTGTAATGCTGCTGTAGTGTTAATGGTACTAGAGTCGAGTTCGCGAGTAGCAACACCAGTTGTCGTACTACCACCTATCCCATCAGTATCAGCATTTCTGCCTATACATGTTTGGGCCGAAGCACCATCCGCCTGGACAATAAACAATTGATTAGGATCGTCATAGATATAAACTTCTATGGCTCCACTTCCAAGTGCCGTTGTGCTGGCTGGATAGTAATTCTTAAAGGTAGGAGTTCCGTCAGTAGCAACATAATAACAGTGTGAAAATGCACCAACAATGTTAGCAGAACTAGCTGCTGCCGTGTTGATGAACCCACTTGCAAATATGGTTAAGTCACCTTGAAAGATGCTTGTACCATATCCTGTGGTTACAATATTATACTTGTTAACTATCTGAACGGAAGAACCGGCGCTGTTCCCCTTATAGGGGTTTAAGCCAAAGGCTTTGTCTACATTTGCCATTTCTTGTCTCTAATTTCCAAGAATTAAAATCAAGAACCCTTATTCGGATGAATCTTGGGTTCCACCTATTGTTACGCGAGATTGTCTCTCAGGTCTACTGATAGACATCGAGGGGTGACTTCCATCTCTCAACATATCGTTATCGACAGCATCCATCTGATTTTGCGTTTTAGACGCAAAAAAAGCTTCTCTTTCCTGTACGGTTTCGATAGGAATCCTACATAGAATCAACCCGCCAACTCCAATTACTCCTTCAAATTTACCTTGTTCAACTATCGGAGATTCAAAGTCTGGGTATTCATCTGCTCTCACAGGTACCCAACCTTCTCTAAGTCGAGCCATGACGTTCTTACGATCATCTTGGCCTCTGACCTCTAATCTCACCCAGCGGTGAACATGTCCTTCGGGAGGTTTTGGTGCATCCAATGCGGATGGCGGGGCCCATGGTTTTCTCGCTACTTTCTTTTCACGAGTTTGGGCTTCGCGTGGTTCACGACTTTCGTCAATGTTTTTATTTTTAGTTGTCATTGTTGCTCCACGTTATTCAACATATTTCGCGTACTCTTCTAAAGGCACACCCAATTTATTTGCTATTGCAACCTGTGAAGGTGTGAGTCTCACAGTTTTGCGCCCAGCTTTAGCACTGCGTTTAGCAGGGGCTACCGCCTGAGCGGGTCGGTTCGTTTGCGTGATTTCTCTGTCAAATTTGTCAGGGAAGTCATCACGAATTCTTTTATTAACTTCACTATAGTACTCATTACTTGTGGCGTCAAACCCTTCGTTCATGAGATCTTGGTGAATTACAAAAGAAGTCATAGTCATAGCACGGTCATTCCCAAACCAAGGATTGTCTTCCGCCCAAGATTGAGCTTTAGGATCCGGTTCAGGTTGTGGTGCAGGCTGCTGTTGAACTTCTTGATTAAACTGTTGTGGTGCTGCGACCTGTCCAGTTTTGGCAGATCTTTCTTGATTCAAGGCTTGTACACGTTGAGCCTCGACCGCAAGGGCAGCTAGTTTTTGTTGTGCATTCGTTTGTGTGTCTACGTCGGCTTCTTCATTCGCTTTTCTTAGTATGTTCTTCGTTGCTTCGGTTTCGGCAGTAATTCTATTTGCTTCTGCAATTATATAATTACCATCGAGATTCGTTTTTTGTTCTTGTAAAGTTTTATTTTCGGTTTGTACGTTTTTAGCGTACGAGGTAGCGGCTTTCTCACGACGTTCTGATTCACGAAGTTTAGCTGTAAGTTTGTCAATACGTTTCTTGACTCCTTTACTGTACTCTTCATGTTCACTTTCGTCTGTGGCTGCTTCTACTTCTTCTACAATTTCCTCTGCTGCACCATCATCCAACAACGGCTTGTCAGGCTGTTTGGGTGTGATAGGTAAAGCAGGATCTTCGTCTATTTCTATATCTACTTCAGGACCTGTATCATCTAACTGTACAAGTTCTTCCGAGGATCTTTTATTAAGGTCAGGCATGGTTCTTCTCCATGGTTATTAAAATTGATGCATAATTGCTTCTGGGTCAGGTACTGTAGCGATAATTTCATCATCGTTCAGTAGCTTTATTTCTCCGCCCTGTATCTGTATACGGGAGCCTGAGTATCTTCCTATCAATACCCAATCTCCTGGTTTACACCAAGGACCATCAGAAAATCTTTCTCCGTCGTACGCTTGTGCTCCGACTTTTAATACATAGCCTAAAACAGTTCCAGCTTGTTGCCTTTCCATTGTTTCACTTGTAAGAACAATACCTCCTTCGGTTTGTCCTTGGCCCCTGTACGGTAATATCATAATTCTCCACCCAGTAGGTGAAGGTAATTGGTCGAGTAATTCTGAGTCTAACTTTTCTGGATTAAGCGTCGTTGCGTCGCCTTTCTTCTTTCCCGAATCGTACGCTTTTTGAAGAGGGGCTTTTTCCTCTTCTTTTTTCTTCCATTCTTCTTCCATGGCTAAATTGCTTGGATTAGGCGTCATGCATTATCTCCTGATTTTTTAATAAAGTTTTTACTTCTTCGCGGATGTAATTAAGCGCCGTTATTTGCCCAGTAAGATTTCTATAATGTTCCCAATCTTTTACTTCACTGTTGGTCATTATTTCTTGGATGTGCTGTTCTTTGGTATCTATGGCGCGCATTACAGCAGTCGCGAATTGTATTATGTCGATTTAGTGGTCCTCGGTGATTGATAACCAGCGTTAAACATTTCCATTGCGGTTGGTTGATCTTGCGGTTGTTCAAAGTTTTGTAGCGGGGCTGGGACAGGAATACTTGTTATTCCACCCATATCTGGGGCTCCTGCCGGTCCGTATGGGTTGGATTGATATTGTCCGCTCATGTAAGGATTGTATCCCATAGCTGAGCCCCCTACTACATAATTCTGTGACATTTCGTTCATTTTTTGTTGCTCGGCGGCTTGAGCAGCGGCTTGAGCTTCAGCGGCTGTTGTTTGCTCACCTTGCATCTGTGCAATAAGTTCTTGTAGCTGAGTCATGAAATCTGGCTCTTGTTCGCCAACGGGGGCATCAACCGCACCTCCGCCTGTTCCTGTTCCAGTGTC